GATTGAAGAAACCACCGACGAAACCCCTACCATCGCGGCACCTGGCGACGCTCCCTCGCTGAGGTCTTAGTTATGACGGGCTACTGGCCGCCGCAAGTGGAGTTTGATACACGTGACTTGACCACCGTGTTTTATGTGCTTGAGCTGCAACAGCAACAGGCAAAGCGGGGCCGCTAATGGCAACCGTGGAAGTGATCGGCGTCAAGCAAATGTTGCAAGACCTCAGGCAAATTGACCCTGAGGCCCGCAAGCAATTTGCCAAAGACGCCAAACAGATTGCTAGCCCGATCGTGCTTGAGGCACAGAGCCGCTACCCGGCACAAGCCTTGTCAGGTATGCGGTATCGCTGGACGCAGAACGGGCGTCAGTTGTTGCCGTGGGATCAGCGCAAAGCTCGACGTGGCGTACAAGTCAAAGTGGATGCCGGACGCAAAAAAGACGGCGTTGTGACCATTATTCAGAAAGACCCGGCAGCCGCGATTTATGACATTGCGGGCCGTGGCAACTCAAACCGTCTAGGTGACGCGCTCACCGCGTTTGCAGGCAATCCGTCGCGCGTTATGTGGCCGTCAGCTGAAGCGCACATAACCGACGTGCAGGACGAAATGACCAAAGCGCTTGAACAGGTTGCTAACGAGATAAATCGTAGAATTGCAACCATATGAGCATTCGCATACCCATCATTAGCGAGTTTGATGACAAAGGTATTGCGCGCGCCAAAAAAGAATTCAACAGCCTTGAGACGACCTCAGAAAAGGTCGGCTATGGCATGGAAAAGGCGTTTGTGCCTGCGATTGCAGCTGCGGGCGCACTTGCTGCTGGGCTTGGCATGGCCGCTAAAGCAGCCGCCGAAGATGAGGCCGCGCAAGCCGCGTTAGCCGTACAGCTACAAAACTCAACGGGCGCTGGACAAGAACAAATTGCCGAAGTTGAAAAAGCGATTAGCGCAATGTCGCGCCAGGCCGCGGTCGCGGACGACGTACTGCGCCCCGCATTTGCCGCACTTGTTCGTGGCACAAAAGACATAAACGAAGCTCAATCCCAAATGTCGCTTGTGCTTGATATCAGCCGCGCAACCGGGATTGACGCCACCACCGTTGCCGACAGCCTTGCCAAAGCGTACGAAGGCAATTACAAGGCTTTGCGATCGCTCACCCCTGAGATGGCAAACCTCATTCGTGAGGGTGCCGACATGGAGACGATTATCAGCGTGCTTGGTGGCACGTTTGGCGGAGCCAACAAAGCATTTACCGAAACTGCTGAAGGCGGCATGGCAAAGATGCAGATTGCGTTTGCCGAGATGCAAGAAAGCATTGGCGCAGCCGTTTTGCCATTGCTTGAGCGCCTAGTACCGATCATCACAAAAATGGCGCAGGCCGTTGAGGAAAACGCTGACGTGGTAATCATCCTTGCCGGGGTAATCGGCACACTCTCGGCGGCGATCATCGCCTACAACGTGGCAATCAAAACCGCAGCGTTTTTGCAGACTGCATTCAACATCACTTTGGCCGCCAACCCGATCGGCCTTGTGGTCGCCGCCATCGTTTTACTTGGTGCAGCTCTTGTTGCCGCATACGCCAAATTTGAGGGCTTTAGAAAAGTCGTAGACGCGGTGTTCAGCGCAGTCAAAGTCGGCGTCAAAATTATGGTTGATTTTGTGTCCGGGTACCTGAACACGATGCTCAACGTGTGGACACGCATCATCAACACGATCGCTGACGTATGGAACTCAACCCTTGGCGGCCTGTCATTTGAGATTCCCGACTGGGTGCCAGGTATCGGCGGTAAGGGCTTCACCATCCCTGAAATGGGCAAGATTGGTGGCGGTGGCTCCAGCGCGTCCGTAGCGGCCGTAGGCGGCGACAAAAACCTCGGGGTGCCTATTCCCTCATCCACCGGGTCTGCGGTCGTTGTAGCGGCTCCTAGCGTGGCTGGCGGGGGCGGTGGCGGCGGTGGCGCATCCGTCCGACAGATCATGGAAGCCCCAAACATGCTTGGCGCAGGCATCGCCAGCAACCCATTCACGTCGAGCGCCCGCAACGCCATGCTGGAAAACATCACCGTCAACGTCAACGGCGGTTTGGCGACCAGCGCCGAAATTGGGCAGGCCGTCGTAGACAGCATTCGCGCCTACAACCGTTCAGCTGGCCCGGCGCGCATTGAGGTCAGCGGGTACGTCTGATGCCCGGCACAGCAATCGTCCAATCAGGCAACTACCTGCTCGAAATTGACGCAGGCTTTCAGATTGACGCATTCACCTTGGATGACAGCACTAAAGGCGTTTTAGACAACACGACGTACGTACTGGACGGCACCACCCAGTTCGCTGACGTCACCGACGGCACCCTAAACATTGCGGTGCGTCGAGGACGCAAAGATCAGGGCGACCAGTTCAGCGCAGGCACCATGACGTTCACGCTCAATGACACGCTCGCCGACGGCATCTTCAACCCGTTCGACACATCAAGCCCGTATTACGACGCCAACGCCAACGTGCCCGGCTTGGCGCCTATGCGCCGTGTACGCCTTGGCCGCTACAACTCAAGCAACACGCTTGAATACCTGTTCAAAGGCTATGTGGTCAACTACGACTACAACTTTGCGCTAGGCGGCTTAAACACGGTCAGCGTCTACTGCGCCGACGACTTCTACCTGTTGGCACAGACCTACATGGACGCCTACAACGTGTCGACTGAAACATCAGGTCAGCGCATAGAAAGCGTGTTGAACCTGCCCGAAGTCGATTATCCGACTGGGCCAACCGCCCGCAACATTTCTACAGGCACGGTCAACCTTGGGCACGACAGCACCTACACCGTCCCCGCCGGGACAAACGTGCTTGCTTACCTAAACCAAATCAACGGCACCGCCGAATTCGGCCGCCTGTTTGTATCCCGTGACGGGGTGCTGACATTCCAAAACCGCATTGGTGCCACGCTGAGCGGATCGGTCGCTGACTTCAAGGACAACGGCACAGGCGTCAAATACGACAACGTCGGCATCACATTTGAAGCTGACAGCGTCGTGAACCGCGCTTATGTGCAAAACCTCGGCGGGTCAAACGCGACCGCTACCGACACCGCCTCAATTGCCACCTACTTCATCCAAACCGAAAGCATTACCAACAGCCTGTTGGAAACCACCGGATCGCAGCTGTCGGACGCCGCCACTTACCTGCTGAACGGTGAACCAGAAGCCAGGTACACCGACGTCGCCACCAAATTCGCCATGTTGACCACCGCTCAACGCGACACCGTAGCCACGATCGACATTGGTGACACGATCACCATTGAAAAAACATTTCAGACGGGCACCAGCACAACCAGCTTGGGTCAAGAGCTGTCAGTTGAAGGCATCGAGCATATGATTGACTTCAATACCGGGCACCGTGTCAACCTGTATACGGCCGCCACAACGATCGTCTATCAGTTCATATTGGACGACCCGACCTATGGCGTACTTGACGCCCTCAATGTCTTAGGATAGGAGAACCTATGGGAGCCAACGCAGTAACCACCACTTACGATTTCACCGCTGGACAGGTACTGACCGCCGCGCAAATGGACAACGTCAATTGTGGCGTACCGGTATTTGCTACAACAACTACGCGCGATGGTGCTTTTGGTACTGGCAAGAAAGCTCTTGCCGAAGGCCAAATGGCTTTCATAGAAGCGGGCGATATTTTGCAGTATTACACCGGAAGCGCATGGACAAACATTTACCCGCTGCCATCATGGACGACATGGACGCCAACATGGACAGGCGCCTCAGTTGGAAACGGCACAGTCACGGCTCGCTATGTGCAATTCAACACAACTGTTATCGCAAAAATCTATTTTGCTTTAGGTAGCACATCGTCAATAACAGGCCCAGTTGATGCGACATTGCCAGTAGCACCAGCAAACTATAACGGTGTACCAATGCTCGGTTGGGCAAGTTATCAAGACAGCGGTGCAACCATTTACTCGGGAGCGCCAGCATGGATTGGTGGCTCAACCGTGCGTTTCGTTCGTTGGATCAACTCTTCCAATAATATTGTCAACGCAGAACTGTCAAATATTGCCCCATTTACATGGGGTAGCGGCGACCACATCGTAGCGACTTTTATTTACGAGGCATAACATGAAAACAAAAAACGATTACATCGCCGAAGCAAAACAAGACAATCCGAAGCCGATGTTTTATGACGCTAACGGTGTAAAAATCGAATTATCAGACGATGAATATGAGGCCGCCATTGAGGCATGGGCCACAATGCGCGTCGGACAGGACGCCGCAAAAAATGAAGCCGATGCCAAATTGGCCACGAAAAGATCGGCATACGCAAAACTTGGTTTGACCGACGAAGAAATTAACGCAATTCTCGGATAATGGGCAGATGGATTCTCCGTTTGTGGTGGCTGTCATCGCTGGCGCTTTCTCTGTACTCGTTGCGATCATTCATCGGGGCCAAAAAGAAAACCGTCAAGATCACGGACGGGTGCATGAAGCGTTGGGCCGAATAGAACAAAAAATCGACTATCACACGGAGAACCACCCATGAGCAAACAAACCAAAGCAATGCTGGCCTCGTACGCTCGATCCGTCATCGCCGCCGTTGCAGCCGTCATCGCCACCGGGAACACCGACCCGCAAGACCTCGCCAAAGCAGCAGCAGCCGCCCTGCTCCCCGTCATCATGCGATGGGCCAACCCCAAAGACGTCGCGTACGGTCGTGGCAATAGCCAAAGCTAAACCAGGCGTACCAGGCGCCACCGACTACATCGGCAACGCCGACGGAGCCGCCAAAGGCCCACGCCCAGGCATGGACGAATGGATCCGCCAAGCCGTCAAATACGCCAACGGATCGCTGTGGAACAACGGTTCATATGGGCAACGTGACATGAAAGGCAAACCCGGCACCTTGTCAGTACACGCCACAGGCCGCGCCGTCGAC